CTGGCCGGGGCAGGCGGTGATCCATCGAAGGCGCTCGTGCCGTTTTGCACGCCCGCCCAGGCCAAGGAACTGCACGAAAAGGGACTGATCAAATGAGCGTTTCCGATGCCCCCGTCGCCGTCGCCTCGCACCTCCCCGCCTCCGGGCCGATCGCCCGGGCGGCTGCCTTCATCTATGCCGCCCAGTCCGCGGCTGCCGACGGCCTGACGTGGCGGGAGTTCGGCGAGTTGTCACTGGCCCTCGTGCGGTTGCTGGTCGAGAGCTACGAAGACGTCAAGGAAATGAGTGGCGAGGCGAAGAAGGCCGCCGTGCTGGTCGCTGTGGCCGACCTTTTCGACGCCGTCGCCGACAAGGCCGTTCCCACGGTCCTCTGGCCGGTGTGGATGCTCGCCCGGCCAGCGGTTCGATCGCTCGTCGTGGCCCTCGCTGCCGGTGCGGTGGAACAGGTCCTCTCACTCGTGAGGGCCTGATGCTCGACAACGTCCGGCTGCTCGTGGAATGGGCTCCCCTGCTCGGCTACGGCCGGCGGCTGTCGGCCGCCGCCGACGACAGCCAGCGGGCCGAGGTGATCGCCGACGCACTGGAGTGGCTCGCGAGCCGAACCGGCAACCGCCTCGACGACGAATTGGCCCGCCACCTGGCGGCCGTGCTGAAGACCCCGGAGGGTGCGGCCCTGGCCGGGTGGATCGCCGACAAGGCCGCCGACATGGAGCAGACATGAACTACTTGACCCTGGCCCAGATCGTGATCGCCACCGGCCTCGTCGGCTACGGCGTGGTTGTGGGTGTGCAGCAGCTCCGCGGCCGGCTTGGCCGGCGGACCCGAACGCCGGTGGACGACCTCCGCCTGGTGATCGACCTCGCGGCCCGGCTCCGCGACAAGGGGCACACCGATGCCGTGGCCGTGTGCGAGCAGCTCACCCACGAGCTGCTGAAGCCGGAGGCCAAGGTGTCGTGAAGCCGCTCGCCTGCATCGCCGCCGGGCTTCTGCTGCTGACGCTGCCGCGCGTCGAGTGGGGCCGCGTGGACACGAGCGGGTCCGCGACGGCGGCGGTCTACGTCTACGAGAAGGACGCCGGCGGCGTGCCGCCCTTCGTGGCCGTCGCGGTCAACCGGCTCAACCGTGAGCGGAAGGTGGTCGCCACGCTCTTCGAGGACGACACGACCGACGGCGACGGCGACGTGCCGGAGCAGTATCGCTCCGCCCTGGATGCGGCGCGCAAGGCGGGGCTTCCGGCCGTCGTCGCCCTGGCCGGCCGGACGGTGCTCCGGGTGACGCCGCGGCCGGGGAGCGAGGCGGCGGTGATGGAGGCCGTGCCGTGATTGACCCGCGCCTGATCGACGTCTTCCCGGCCGAGCACGACGGCTACCCGGCGAGCCTCGCGATCGAGGACACGCCCGACGCCCTGCGCGACGCCTGCGGCGACGCCTCGCGTGAGTTCCCCGAGGCCCTGTGGATCGAGCCGCGCGACTGGGTCGCGAAGGCCCGCGAGAACGACGCGGCCGGGGCGTGGGGGATGAACTTTATCGACAGGTTCACCAACCAGAACCCGACCCACGAATGCACCTGTCACAGTCTGCGGGCCAACGTCGAGGCCGCCCGCAACCGGGCGCGGGGCGTGAACTACGGCGGGCCGAAGGTGGACTACCGCTACCCAGAATCGCGCGACTTCGGCTCCGTCTGGCTGTCGCCGCTCTCGGTCTACGCCGAGGCCAACCCGCGGCAGTGGGGCGGAGCGAACGTCCGCCGCGTCCTGGAGATCGCTGTCCGTCGGGGGATGCTCCCGGAGACGGTGCAGCCCTACGACTACCAGTTCAAGCACGCGATGCCGGGGACGGCCGGCAAGGGCGGATTCAACCAGTCGCGCGGCCCGTGGACGCCGGTCTCGCGGTTCCCTGACGGGTGGGAGGAGACGGCGAAGAACTTCCGCCCGCTGGAGGTGATCTTCCCGGAGTCCTACGAGCAGGCCGTGTGCCTCGTGCTCCACGGCTACGTCGTGAGCGTGGGCCGCAACGGGCACGCCGTGCCGTGGGCACGGTGGATGCCCGACCAGCGGCTCATGGCCTACCCGGACTCCTACGACATCGTGCGCTACGACTCCGAGCGGACCGCCCGCTCGGCGTGGGAGGGATCTTTCGCCGTGGCGTCCGTGACGCTTCCCGATGATTGGAGCCGGCCCGCCGGGTGAAACCCATGAAATCCCCTTTCCTCTCGCTGTTTTTCGCCTTGTTCTGCGCGACCGCCGCGGCCGCCCCGTGCTCGAACTGCCACGGCGACCGCGTCGTCGGCCCCGGCCCGGTGCGGTTTGCGTGCCCGGTGTGCGACGGTGCCGGCGAGCTGCCCGACCCGCCGGCGCCCCTGGCCGCGGCAGCCGCCCCCGGCCCCCGGCCCGCCGTCTGCCGGATCGAGTGCGGGTCCGGCCCGTCCCGCGACTGCGGGAGCGGGGTGCTCGTCGAGGCCCGGGACGGCCGGGCGAAGGTGCTCACGGCCTGGCACGTGGTCCGCGACGGCCGGAACGCGATCACGCTCCGGTGGCCCGACGGCACGAGCGGCACGGCCCGCGTGACCGCGTGGGATTCCGCCTGGGATCTGGCGGTCCTCTCGACCGCGGCCCCCGCCGCCGCCCCGGTGCCGATCGCGGCCCGGCCCCCGGCCGTCGGAGACCGGCTGACGCTCGCCGGCTACGGGCCGGTGCCGTTCGTCTACCGCGAGGCGAGCGGAGAGGTGACCCAGTTCGTCGGGCCAAGCCGGCACCCCATGCACATGGTCGAGGTTCGTGCCGCGGCCCGGCAGGGCGACTCCGGCGGTCCGATCTTCAACGCCCGCGGCGAGGTGGTCGCGGTGCTGTGGGGATCGACCGGCGGACTGACTGCCGGGAGCCATGTCGCCGAGATCCGGCGGATGATGGGCCAGCCGGTGGCCGCCGCCGTCTGCCGGGACGGGAGGTGCGAGCGATGACCGACGCCGATTACGTGTGGGCCGAGCTGGCCCGCCACCCGATCCGGCGATCCATGCTCGGCCGTGAGCGGTGCGACGAGATCGTCTCGACGGCCGCCAGCATGTCGCCCACGGGCGGGGCGGCCGTGGCCGCCGGCCGCAACCGCGACGACATGCGGCGGATGTGGGAGGGCCGTGTCCGCGACGAATACGCGAGCCGCGCGGGGTTCGCGTTCATGACCATGCTCCTGTGGTGGGCCATCGGGGCGATCGTGCAGGCACTTGTGACGAAGTGGTGGGAGGACGACCAGTGACACAAAAGACGAGCGACGCGATCGACGTCGGTATCCGTATCGCCCGAGAGTTCGGCTTCCCTGTGGTCGTCGCGAGCGTGGTGCTGTTTTGCGCCCGCGAGGCGGCGACCGCGCTCCATCACACCGTCGTCGTGCCTGTCGTCGAATCGCACGCGACGTTCCTCAAGCAGACAAGCGAAACTCTCCAGGGCCTCGGTCGTGCCCAGGAGCGGCAATCCGAGACGCTCCGCGAGTTGGCCGAAGCCCAGCGTGAAATCCGCGAAGCCGTGACGGGAGGGCAGCGGTGACCGACGACGGCCTCGCCTCGCTCCAGGCCCACGTCCGGGCCACGCTCGGCTCCCGGGTCCACTACGCGCAATCCTGGCGGGTGGACGAACTGACGCGGCTGGTGGTCCGCCATTGGCCAAGCCGCCACCTCGAGGACATCGAGCGGCTCGGCGGCGAGAACCACAAGGCGATCGACCACGTGCTCACGCTCGTGCGGGCACAGGTCCGCGAGCGGTGGGAGGCGGCCCACGGCGTCGGGCCGCTGTGGCCGATGCTCCTTGCCGGCACGACGTCGGCTATCTGTCAGGTGCTCCTCGGCCTGTGGTGGAGCACGCCGTCCTGGCGGGTGCAGCTGGAGCAGATGGCGAGCCGGGTAGACTGAATGCAGCAGCGTAGAGGAGGCCAGTCGTCCTCGCCGGGCTCATAACCCGGAGATCGTCGGTGCGAATCCGACCGCTGCCACTGAAACCCCGAGCCGCTGCAACACGCGGCCGGGTCGCCGGCGGGAGCCCCCATCCGCGCCGCTGCGGCCGCTGCCGGGTGGGGGTGCTCCCGGCAGCGGCACCGCTCACCGCGCGAAAGCCACGACAATCTCGATCACGTCGTGGATCGCCCTGGCCAGCCGCGAGTCGGTGCCGAGCTCCTGGCCGAGCCGGACCAGTACGAGGGAGTGAACGAGGGAGGACCAGTTGGGGCGGGTCATGGTTGCTCACGCTTCTTTCGCTCGCTGTCGATCAACTTCTGAAGGCCGTCAAGGAAATCGTCTTCGCACCCGTCGATAGCAATCGACGCAATATCAAGTACTTGTCGTTCAAGCCCTGCGTTGTTTGCCAAATCAAAGACAACGTCTTCGACGAGATCAGGCAGCCTCCACCTTGCCTCACCCTTCAAGTCTTGAATGCAGTGAACGATCGCCTGCACGACGTTACTCGTGTCGTCGCGCAACAGCTTTTTGTGTTTTATCGCGTCCACAGAAAACTTTGGGCACGGCTTCATTTGGCGGGCGACAGACCTTTTCGCCGAAAAACAATCTCGGTGCTCCTGGTCTTCTGAGTCTGCCGGGTTGTAGTCGATACGAATCGAGAAAAACGGTTTCATGCCACGGCCTCCTTCGCCAACAGTTGAGCAGGAAACGCCGCCACGGCAACGTCCTGCGGGCTCACAATCCATTCGTAGACGGTCCCATCCGGGTGCCTGGACGGCGGCAGCACGCTCTGGGCGGCCTTTCCGCCGATGCGGATCTCCAGGTCGTCGAAGTGAACGACGGCCGACGCCGGCATCCACGGCTCCCACCGGAACAGCCGGTGTTCGCCACGGGCCGACCGCCACGTCGGCGTTCGGAGGTCGAGAATCCCGAACGCGGCCAGCTGCTCGAGCCCGGCCGGGTTATCGAACTCGACATCCACCACGCCGGAGGCCGGCCCGAGGAGGAGCCCGACGTTCGAGCCGGCGGCCATCCACCGCTTGACGTATGTCAAGTCGTCGGTGGCCTTCGTCTGCCATGCGGCCCCGACGGGTCGCTTCTCGCCACGGGCCAGCCGGACGAACCGGCAGCCGATGGCGGCGAGGGATTCGATTTCGTGGCTCATGCTGCGGCCTCCATCGTGAGGATGCTTTCGATCTGCCGGGCCACGTCGGCCGCGGTCGTCCAAGTTTCAGCGTCGATCCCGGCAGACGGGCAGGCGATGGCATAGGTGGCCGGCCCCGGCTGC